CTACACTGGATTCGGTTGGGTCATGATTCAAAAGGGTGTCTTTGAGAACGAAGGAATGAAGTATCCTTGGTTTGCTCCGAAGATGCAGGTCTTTGAATCTGGTGCGGTTCAGGATATGTGTGGTGAAGACGTTTCGTTCTGTCTCGATGCGATTGAATCCGGTTTCGAGATCTGGTGTGATCCCCGTATCCGTGTCGGTCACGAGAAGATGCGTGTGATCTGATCTTGACATAGCCCCTCCTCTCTTGTAGTATGGAGGGGTACTGAGATCGATCCATGGCCCGAGCTACTTACCGTCCCAAAAACGAGTGTCACCGTTGTGGTTATACTTGGCATCCTAGAGGTAAGAACCGTTCTTTACGATGTCCTTCATGTGGTGGTAGAAAAGTTATCGAGTATGAACAAGCCTTTCCTAATTTAGCTGCTAAGTTATTTGTAGGTGGTATTCTATCGATTATTCTAACATTTGTGATTGTAGGTAATTTTGAGGAGGAGAATGAATTTGCAATGAATTTGGCTGGATGGACTGGGTTTATTGGTTTGGTGAGTGCAGGGTTAGGGAGTGTAGGTTTAAGTGAATAGATCTTATATTAGTAAGGAATACCATTACGTTTGTAATGAATGTGGTGGTAAAGGTTGTGACGACTGTCATAATGGTTGGGGTTGTAATGGACCTAAGTGTGAGAAGTGTGAACGTTTGGGAGAGCCAGTCAATGGACAAAGGCCAACTAGTCCTATTTGATGGGTTCTCTCAGTTCCCTGAGTTGATTCCAGGGAATGTTTATTGTGTGGATGATATCCAAGATGATTGTATTCGTCTTTATGGATATCAACCCTGGTATGACACCTATCTTTTCTCACCTTATAATAAACGTGATTGTTTTCAACATTATGATAAGTCTGGTTGGAAGGATGAAACCACTTGGTATATCCCAGAGGTGGGTGAGGGATATCGTATTCGGTTAAGAAGACTGAATTGGATGCGTAATCCAGATAGGTTACAAGATATTCCTATTACTGATATCCAATGGTATCAAGAAGAGAAGTTTGGTTATACTGAAGTCATGGACCATATGAATTGTCCATGTTGTAACGGAGATCGTGTTGTACTAGCCGATACTACATATCCTGGTATCTTATTAGAAGGTACTACTACGATCACAGGTAAGAAATATAGATCAATGGATGGTTCCCATAGAATCCAAAAGATGTTATACTATGGGAAGAAAACAGCTCCATGTTATGTGTATCACATAGATGAAGTTTTAAATTACTTTGAACCTTATAGGAGGGAAGACATTGGCTAAAGTAAAGAAGTCTCTGAGTGGACAGACAATGATTGAGTCGAGACCTAAAAAGACTCGACAAGGAATGGGTAAGCACACTAAACTTGCGGCTACTTCAAGCAGACCAAAGAAAAAGCGTTACAGAGGACAAGGACGATAATATGGCATACTTAGTTCATCCACTACCCCCTAGACAAGTCTGGGTCAAGAAAGAATATCTTTATGACCTAGAGAAGGGTCATGGAGAACTGACACCTGGTATCTGGATCTCTGTAAGGAGTATTCAGGCAAAGGCACTGTACTTTGAAACACTACTGACAGAGTATGGTGCCCTTTATGATAAACTTCCACTCTCTGCATTTGTGTGGAAGAAAGATATTGATTGGAACGATCAGTTACCTTTGGATGTATTAGAACTGTGGGATTGTTTTGACTATAACATTACAGTTGTAGAGAAACCTATCCTTGGTAGATGTCAGTTCTTTGGTAAAGATAAGAAGATGCATCCTGGTGAGTATGAATTCACCATTGATACTGCACACCCTGATTGTTCCATTCTGGACGTGAACTTCTCAGAACACGATCCTGAACATAAGACTTTTAATGTCATTGCATTGGATAACGGACAATTTGCAGCACAACCTAATAATAGGACTGTGTTCCTGGATAATAGTCTGATCGACAATGATAACCTCAAACAACCTGATTTCAAGGTTTGTACACAGAACTATGCTGTAGAGGTAGAACCGAAGTGGTGGTCTGTAGGACACACTGATGAGTGGGCTTATAGGACCGAGGAAGAGGAGAGAGAAGATATTAACTACTTCAACTCAATGAGTGAAGGTATCGATACCTACCATTCACAAGAGGGAAGATACTCCGATCCGCAATAAATAATCAAAAAGGATATGGATAACCAAAACTTTCTGAGAGAAATTGCTAACGATCAGAAGACTCCTAAGAACCGTAAAAAGGTTCGTGAGGATGGATTCTATGAGGCTAGTGAGGCGGATTGGAAGGACTTCTGGGAGAACGAAGATACCTCCGAAATGCTTACTGAATAATTTACAAAACTCCGTCTAAATACTTGAGAATTGTTGTATATTAATTAAGTGCCTGTCCAAAGAGTTAGTCGGGGTTTTAAAGACGTTAGTGCATCTTTCAAGATCAATCCTATCAATTCTGATGTGATTATCTTGAAGAATGAGAATGCAATCTCGCGTTCCATTCGTAACCTTATCTTTACCTTACCTGGTGAGAAACCCTTTGAACCTACTGTTGGAAGCAACGTAACTCGTTTGTTATTTGAAAATTTAGACAAATTGACTGCAAGTTCAATTAGGTCTGAGATTGAATATACCATTAATAATTTTGAACCTAGGGTTAGGTTGACTGATGTTAAAGTAACACCAAACTTCGATAATAATGCTTTTGATGTTGTCATCCAATATGATATTGTCGGAATTGATGTTCTACCACAACAATTAACCTTTGCATTACAGCCCACTAGGTAAATGCCGTTAGTAAATTTCAGTAACCTAGATTTTGATCAGGTAAAACAATCCATCAAGGATTATCTTCGTGCAAACTCAAACTTCACGGATTATGATTTTGAAGGATCAAACCTGACCACAATCATCGACACTTTAGCATATAACACATATATTACCTCATATAATGCCAATATGGTATCTAATGAGGTATTCATCGATAGCGCCACGCTGAGGGAGAACGTGGTGTCTCTAGCACGCAATATTGGATATGTCCCTAGGTCTAGAAAATCTGCTGTTGCTAAAATTACTTTTGAAGTAGATGTAAGTAACACGAGTGCTGTTACTGTAACACTTAAGGCTGGAGCTGTTACCACATCTAGATCAACCGGTGTGAATAGAACTCGTAATTACATATTCTCTATTCCAAATGATATCACTGTTCCAGTGAAGTCTGATGGTAAAGCCACATTCAGTGAAATCAAGATTTACGAAGGAACCTATGTAAATCAGACATTCACCGTCGATAGTAATAACCCCACTCAAAAGTTTATTCTACCTAATTCTGGTATTGACACAGATCTGATCTCTGTGATTGTCAGAGATACTGCAGGATCAACCGTATCAAGAAAATTTGATATGTTTGAGAGTCTTTTTGATGTCACCAAATCTACCAGAGCATTCTTCCTTCAAGAGATTAGTCAGGAAAGATACGAACTCATGTTCGGTGATGGAATCTTTGGAGTTGCACTTGAGAATAATAACTTTGTAGAAGCCAGTTATATCACTTGTAATGGATCTGATGCTAATAATATCTCAAACTTTAACTTTATTGGTAACCTTGTAAGCAATAACGGAGCAACAATTAGTTCTGGTGTATCGGTTATTACGACTGATGAGACATCGGGTGGTGGTAAGGCAATTGAATCTGTTGAGTCTGTTAAAAAGTATGCACCACAAATTTACGCATCACAGAATAGAGCAGTGACTGCAGCAGACTATGAGGCATTGATTCCTCAAGTCTATCCTGAAGCTGAGTCGGTATCTGCATTCGGTGGTGAAGATCTTACACCTCCACAGTTTGGTAAAGTGTTTGTAAGTATCAAACCATTCAACGGTGTATTCCTCTCCAGTGCCATTAAACAGAATCTACAACAGGAGATTAAGAAATACTCCGTAGCCGGTATTAGAGCGGAGATTATCGACCTTAAGTATCTGTATGTTGAAGCTGACTGTGAGACTTATTACAACACTAACCAGGCTCCATCACCATCTTTTGTACAAAGTGTGGTTCTGAATAATATTACCAACTATGCAGACTCTTCAGATCTGAATCAGTTTGGTGCTAGATTCAAATACTCCAAGTTTCAGAAGATTGTAGATAGTAGTCATGAATCGGTTTGTTCAAATATTACAACCATTCAGATGAGAAGGGACATGACAGCAAAACTAAACCAGTTTGCTGAGTATGAGTTATGTTTTGGTAATCAGTTCCATGTTAAGAACCACGGTCACTCAGCAGTGTTCCAAGGTAATCTACTCGGATATAACATCAGATCTAGTGGTTTCACTGTAAGTGGTATTAGTGGAACTGTTTATATGGGTGATAAACCGACTGGTAACCTTGATAAAGGAACTATCTTCTTGTTTAAGTTGAACTCACCAACTGAACCTATCATCGTCAAACAGAACATCGGTATTATTGATTACAAGAAGGGTGAGATCAAATTGAATCCTATCAATATTATTTCAACATTAGTGAATAGAAATGCTCCGATTATTGAAGTTTCTGCAAATCCACTGTCAAATGATGTCATTGGACTCCAAGATCTCTTCCTTCAATTGGATGTAAATAATACAACAGTTGACGTAATTGCTGATAACATTTCTTCAGGAAATGACATCTCTGGAACCAATTATATCGTATCTTCAAGTTACGGTGTCAACAAACTGGTGAGAGGTACACCTGTCATTACAGGTAATGTTGATAGTGTACAATCTACTACCTCTACCACCACCACTGGTGTAACACAAGCCACATCCGCTAGTTCAGCCGCTAGTTCATCCTCATCAACCGTTAGCAGTTCCTCTTACTAATAGAAATATAAAATGGCAGTAGATAGAGTCAAGTTTCAGGAAATTGTATCCAGTCAAGTTCCTAGATATGTTAGAGAGGACTTTCCTCTTCTAACAAATTTTCTTGAGCAATACTACGTTTCTCAGGAGCACCAAGGTGGTCCTGTTGATATTATCAATAATATCGATCAATATGTCAAGGTAGAGGAACTTTGTAATCTAGTAACGGAAACAACACTGGATGAGGATCTGGATTATGTTGAGAGGGATGTAACTGTAAAGTCCACACTGGGATTTTCTGACACGAATGGTGTAATCAAGATTGATGATGAGATTATATTCTACGAATCGAAGACTGATACTGTATTTCAGAACTGTAGAAGAGGATTCAGTGGTATTACAACGTATATTACCACAGGTTCTCCCGACGAACTAACCTTCTCTCAGTCAGAAGTAGACGAGCATACTACAGGAACTAAAGTTCAAAACCTTAATATCCTGTTCCTTCAACAGTTTTTTACCAAACTTAAGACTCAATTTACTCCAGGTTTCCAAGACAGGAGTTTTTCTAAGGGTCTTGACGCAAGAAACTTTATTTTTAACTCTGACAGTTTCTATACTTCAAAAGGAACGGATCAATCATACGAGATTTTGTTCAGAGCATTGTATGGTGAAGATGTAGATATCATCAGACCTTCACAGTTTCTCTTAACTCCTTCTAATGCTGACTATAAGGTAACTCAAGAATTTGTTGTTGAACAATTACAGGGTGATCCACTTAAACTCAAAAATCTCACCATCTTCCAAAAAGAGACTGGAGCCCGAGGTTCTGTCACTAATGTTCAAATAATTCCTTACGATAAATTCCAATATTATCAAATTAGTATTGATGGTGTATTCACAAAAGACTCTGATATATCTGGCTCTATCTATGGTGAGTTCAAACCAAACCCACTTACTAAACTTCTTGAAAATGTAAGTGTTGGTGCCACTGTTATTAATGTTGATTCTACTATTGACTTCCCAGAATTTGGCAATATTGTAGTTGATAATGTAGATGGAGAAGAAGTTAGTATTGCTTATAGTGGTAAGACTTCTAATCAATTCTTTAATTGTAATGTACTTGATACACTTCCTAAGAAAACTGATGTAAAATTTGATTCGTATTCTTTCGCGTACGTTGGTATTTCTACGTCTGAAGAAATTAGAGTCAGATTTACTTCCACTCTAAAGGATTTTAAAGAAGATCAACCCACATTTTTCTTCAAAAAAGAAGATACGATTCAAATCAAGTCATTGGGTCTTGAGTCAGAAGGTAAAAAGTCTAATAATTGGTTATCTAATGTTAAATCGAAGTTTAAAATTAAAGAAACTACGGTAGTTGATGTAAACAATTTTACATATCAACATGAGTTTTTCAAAGATAGTTTACTAAGAGAAGGGTATTCAGTAAGATATGAAAATTTTGATAGCACTGTCTCTATCTTGGGTGAGGTAACAAGTGTAAATTCTGCTAATAATGTTACCATTCAATATAATCAAGCAATTCCCCTAAGTGGTGTTTTCTTTATTGAAAATCAACTACTCAAAGGAGAATCTACAAGATATCCATATATCTCCAATTTTGTGGCCAATACTCAGAATATCTATGCCAAATTTAATGGTGATGTTCTTGTGGCTTCAAACTCGATCCCTAATTTCGATGGAGTTATTACTAATTCATATGACAATAAGATAACCTTCTCTGCCTCATTGTTAAGCACCAATGTATTAACACTTCCAACAAACCCCACAAGTCTACCTGATCATGGTTTCTATACCGGTGACACGGTTTATTTTGAATCAAAAGGTAATGGTTTTCAAGAAATCGCCTCTGGTAATTACTTTGTAGGTAGGGTTGACGAGAGCCGTATAAGATTTGCAAGAAGTAAAGCAGATTTGGCAAGAGGAACGTTCCTTACATTTAATGGATCTGTTGTAGATGCATCTGTAACTCTTCTTGAAAGTTACAAAAAGAATATTGAACCACAGGGTCTATTCAGAAAAATTACCACTCCTGTAGTTAGAAAGAAAACATACGAGACAGAACCTGGAAGCACCGGAATTTTCATCAACGGTGTTGAACTTGTAAATTACAAATCTGGAAATAATGTCTTCTTTGGAGATATTCAGAGACTAACAATGACAGCTGTTGGTTCTGATTATGATATCATCGCTCCTCCTATTCTATCAATTAAGGATGAGGTAGGAACTGGTGCAACAGGTATTACTAATGTCAAAGGTTCTCTGGAAAGACTTGAGGTAACTGACACTGGTATGGGATACATTAAACCCCCCTTGATTACTATATCGGGAGGTAATGGTGTAGGTGCCGCAGCTGCAGCAAGAATGATTTCTATCAAACATGAAAATACATTTATTGCTAATTCTCCCGATGCTGTAAATCTACTCACAAATGATATTATTTTTAAAGAAGATCATAAATTTGTTGATGGTGAGGGTATTATTTACCAACCAAGGGGCTCAAAAGTTGTTGCGGGATTAACGACAGGTAGTAAGTATTATGTAAATGTTACCGGTCGAACTTCCATTCAACTTCATAATTCCAGAAGTGAAGCATTTATTGGTATTAATACAGTTGGTTTGACTGCATTTGGTAATGGTAATCAATACTTTGTTTCTGAAGATCTCAAGCAAGTTGTTTCTTCAATTGTTGTCACTAATCCTGGTGTAGGATACGAAAACAAGCAAAGAACAATTCCTACTGTGGGTGTAAATACATCCAATGATAGAGTAGAGATTGCAAACCATGGTTACAACAATAAAGATATTGTTAGATACAAGGCAGGAACACCTGCTATCTCAGGTCTTGCAGAAGATAAGAATTATTATGTTGTAAAAGTAAATGAAGATGCCTTTAAGTTGGCAGAGATTGGTACTGGTGGTGTTGATAAAGATTTCTTCTTTGATAATAACATCTGTGTTGACTTAAGAAATGCGGGAAGAGGATCTTTTAACTATCCACCAATCACTGTATTGATTCAGGGTGCTGCTGCAGTATTTGATGAGAGTTTTGTTGAAGATTTCCAAGAGCTTTATATTATTGAATCACCGATTGAAGAGGATATTATAACACCACAAAAAACACTTGCATGGACTGATACTGAAGCAGAACTTACAGATCCATATTTCGTACTTGTTAGTCAAGATGCCAACTGGTTGATCAGTGATGATCCATTCATTGGAAATATTTATCTTTACGGAGCAGAAGTTCAACCTATTTTCAGAGGTAGTATTGAGTCAATCGATCTTACTAATGGTGGAGTTGGTTATGGATCTTCCGAAATTCTTGATTTCCAGAGACAGCCTGAAATTTCATTTAATTCTGGTAGAGATGCCATATTGACACCTATCATCAATAATGGTCAAATTTCGGAAGTCATCGTAAATCAGGGAGGAGCTAATTTCAATGCACCACCTACACTTGAGGTAATAAGTGAGACCGGTAAATTTGCAGTTCTGATTGCACAAGTTGAAAATAACGAAATTTCTAACGTCATTGTGAGGAAGGGTGGTGCAGGTTACGAATCAGGTAAAGTAACAATCAATGTTATTCCTGCTGGTAAAAATGCAAGAGTCATTGCAAACATTAAAACATGGAACGTCAATCTATTTGAGAGAAAATTTGCAAATATTCTTGAGGATGATTGTCTGATCACGGAAAATATTGATGGTAAATCTCTTCAATTCAGTTCTCTGTATGCTCAACGTCCACTTAGAAGAAATTCTAATACTTTAAGTGGTTTTGGAAAGAATAATGTTAAATATGGATTCTTTGATATTACTTTAAACACTAATAATGAAGAAATTGACAATTCATTCCACTCACCAATCTTAGGTTGGGCTTATGATGGAAACCCAATTTACGGACCATATGGATTCGGCAATATTGATGGAAGTGGTAGTATTCGTAGAATGGTAAGTGGCTATAAACTTGTCACAACTGCCACTAACAGACCAGATTATACTACATTCCCCAATGGATTCTTTGTCAATGATTATATTTTTACTGGTGACGGTGATCTCGATGAATCAAATGGTAGATTCTGTGTTACACCTGACTTCCCTAATGGAGTTTATGCATATTTCTGCACCATCTCTGATAATATCGATGCATCAGGTCCATTCAACAAATTTAGAAGACCAGTATTCCCTTATGTGATTGGTAATGAATATAAATCCATCCCAAATCCATTCAACTTTAAATCTGCGTCTAATCAGAGAGAATATGATGTAGTTGGTGATTCTTGGTTTAGAAATACCAAGTTCTATTATACCACTGGTGGGGATGCTGGTTACGATTACATTTATAACTCTGATTTGGAGAGAAACCAATCAATCGATGTAACTGCAACAACAACTGGTTCTGTTGATTCTGTGGAAGTTCTTGATCCAGGAACTGATTACGCCGTAAATGATAGAGTTATATTTAATTCAGAAGGAACATTTGGAAGAAATGTAAGATACAAGGTTTCTGAACTCAAAGGTAAGTCAGTTAATAATGTCTCACTTGCAACTACCTTTATAGAAAACGTTGAATTTGGAAGTGGTAATAATCCCAATAACTTTATTGGATTTACGTCAGCACCTCACAACTTCCTCCCCAGAGATACTGTCTTTATCGATAATCTCTCAGAATACTATAAGGGATTTGAAGGAGCATACACAGTTGGAGTATCGAGTGAGAGGTGGTATGTTTCTGTAGGTATTCAAACACAAGCTGTTACGGGTATTCAGACATACATCTATGTTTCTGGCACTCTTGATGAACAAGTTATCAGAGCCAATGATATTCTCAGAATTGAGAATGAAAAACTAAAGGTTCTTAATATTGATAAGGATTCTGGAAGAATCAGAGTTCTAAGAGGAGTTGACGGAACTCTTGGTGTAGCACACTCTGCAGGTATTGTAGTAAGAGATGATCCTAGAAAAATTAAATTTACATCTACCGGTATCACTACCAATAGATTGTTTAAGATTAATAGACAATTCTACTTTAAACCTGATGAGGCTGTAGGTGTCGGTACAGCCGATGTGGTAATGTTCTCTGGTATTACTACAGTCACATTCTCCAATCCTGGTATTGGATTGACGATGTTGAATCTGGGTCAACAACAGATTTACATTCCCAATCATAAGTTGGCACTTAATACTCCAATGAAGTATTTCCCCAATGGTGGAACTTCTATTGAAGTTTGGAGTGGAGTAGAAAATACACCAAAATATGATCTTACTGAAACCAGAAATGTATTTGCTGTACCACTATCAGACAATATAATTGGAATAGCAACACAGAGGGTTGGTATTAATTCCAATGGTGTATTCGTCGGTATTGATTCAAATGCTGGTGGATTGTTGTATTTTAGTAATGCAACAGGTGTTGGTAGCTATCATAGTTTCAATACCAATATCCCCAGTGTGTTGACAGGTAGAGTGTCACAAAATGTCGTTACTGTAGCCACCGCACAGACACATGGAATTAATCGTGGTGATAGAATTACGATTGATGTCAATCCAACAACAACACATACTATTAAAGTCAAGTATGATGATTTTAATAGAAGAATTGTATTTGATCCTGATGTAGTAGATGCAACCGGCATCAATACAATTGCCAATACTTTCAATGTTCCTACAAATAAGTATTTTACAGGCGATAAGGTCATCTATACGTCAGATAATCCATCTGTCAACATGACATCATCTGATATGTACTTTGTGTATAATCTTAAGAATGATGTTATTAAACTGGTTAGGAATAAGAGCGAACTTAATAGTGAGAATCCTACATTTGTTAATGTAGGTAGTGCCAACACTGCTACTTTGGCCCGTATCAACCCACAGGTCGAAATTCAGAAGAATCAAATTATCAAATTTGATTTATCAGACTCTTCTCTGGCATTTAACAATAGTGGTATTCAAACATCCGCATTTGACATGTTCCTGTATGCGGACCCACAAAAAATAAATGAGTTTTATACCACTAAAACCAATTCAACGTTTGAAGTCACTAAAAATGGTGTGATTGGTGTTGATACCAATGCTTCACTGACCCTAACAGTGAGTGATAAGATTCCTTCAGTTCTCTTCTACGGATTAGAACCAGATAATATCGATCTTCTTCCAGATGTGAAGAAACAAATTTTTGAAGATAATACGGTACCTGAAAATAATACATTGAATTTGGTTTCAAACAAATTTGATGGTTCTTTTAACGTCGTAGGTGTTACATCAGACACATTTGATTATAATATTCCTTTTGATTATGATACTATTGTATCTTATGGATCAACAAATTCCAGGATCACATATAACACATCATCATTGACAGCAATAGGTCCTATTAACAGAGTTTCCTCTGATAATAATGGTATTGGTTATAAATCACTTCCTGGATTTACTTCTATCACTAGTGCAACTGGATCTGGCGCTCTTCTTAAGCCAGGCAGTACTTCAATTGGTAATATCATTTCAACTAAGATTAATAATATTGGTTTTGGTTACCACTCTGATAAAACACTTAATGCTGTCGGAAATCTACCTTTAGTCTTAGAACTTGACCCACTTGGCAGTTTTGAATTTATTGGAATTTCATCTGGTGGTGTCAATTATAGTCAGGCACCCGATCTCGTTGTTATTGATGGATTTACTGACAAGCAGATTACAGACTTAGATCTTAGTTATGATTTGAATGATAATACAGTAACCATCAATAGAAACACTAATTCACTTAATAATGTTTCTCCTGAGATTATTCCGATCAATAATACTAATGGATTTAGTATTAGTTCGATTACTTATAATTCTACAACTAAAATTGTTCGTCTATTCTTCTCAAATATCTTCAGTGAAGCTAAGGATTGGCCATTCAAGGTTGGTGAGGCAGTTCTTGTAGAAAATATTGCTGTTGGTTTTGGAACAGCGGGTAAGGGTTACAACTCTGAAGATTACGATTATACACTATTTGAGGTAACCAATCTTGATAGTAATCTAGGAGGTAGTGGTTCATTTATTGAATACGATCTCACGAACCTTCTTGAAACTGGAGAATTCCCCGGAACCACAACAAACCTTGTTGCAGGTTCAGTGACTCCTAAGACATTCTTCCCGACTTTTACTACGAAGATTTCGACTAGAGACTTTGTTGCAGGTGAAGTAGTTTCAAATGATAGTGGTGTTGGTATCGTTGAGAGATATGATGGTGTCAGTGGATTTTTGTTTATCACCTCTGAGGATGATTTTGAAGTCGGATCAATTATTAGATCTGAGACAACAGGTACTGAGGCTCGTATCAATTCCTTTATTGATTTTAACTCAACAATCCAAATCGGTGTTGGTGCGACCTTCAATGCTGGGTGGCAAGATAATTCAGGAGTACTAAATGATAATCTTCAGGTTCTCCCTAATAATGAGTATTATCAAAACTTCTCATATTCACTGAAATCTAGAATTGACTATAATACATGGGATGATCCAGTAAGTTCCCTCAACCATGTTGCAGGATTCCAGAAATTTGCTGATCTTTTAATTGATAATAATGCCGTTGGTATTGTATCAGCTATTGAAACTGAAATTTCAACTGTCATTGATCTTATTGGTGAAGAAAAACTCAATTGTTTCCCAGACTACGATCTTGCCTCTGAGAGAACTATTGACATTGGTAATAATAAAGTTGTTTCAGATCAAGTAGTATTTGAAAATAGAGTTCTTATTGATTATTTTGAATCCCAAGGAAACAGAGTTCTAAAAATTGATGATTTTAGTTCTTCATTCAATAGTAATCCCAGATCGACTAATTTCTCAGTAGTCACTACTTATGATGATTCTTTCACATACAATAAGATCTTTACCCTGGTACAAGATAAGGAACTTAGGAATAGAAAGCAATCCGCTATTGTTTCCATCATTCAAGATAAGAACGATGGATATGCAAGTCAATATTCAACTCTTGATACTGGTACTCCTCTTGGATTCTTTGGTCACACAAGTATCGGAACAAGTGAGTGGGGCCTTACATTTACACCAAATCTCTTTGAATTTAACAACTACGATGTTTCTACTTTCCAATTCAGTGGACTTGACAATGTAACTGGGATTGGATCTACAGCGATTGGTGATTTGGTATCTATTGCTTCGTCTTCTGTATCTGTACCTGTTGCTACGGAAACAACACTTCTCACGATTCCAACATCTGAAAGATCAGCAAAACTTCTTGTTCAACTTCAAGACAGTCAGAACAATTACTTCATGTCTGAGTTCAGTCT